AGGTAGATTGAAGAAACGAGACCTAGAAGGAATACCCGGATTAAATTTCGATAAGTTTCATGTTATCGGATCTCAAATGGGAAAGATATTACATGCTGAAGAATATTTACAAATAGCAGAAAGAATCATTAATGAAGAACCTGGATCAGTACTAATCATAGACTCATATTCTGCTTTATGTACGGAAGCAGAAATTACAAGTGATATGGATAAGATGCAAAGAGCAGATGGAGCAAAACTATTAGCAAAATTTTGCCGCAAAGTAGCTAATGTTATACCTGTTAATAAAAATGTTGTTATAGGCATTACACACTTAATGGGTAATCCAACAGGATACGGAGCAGAGTTCAAAGAAAAATCTGGTCAAGCAATAGCATATCAAACGGACATAAAATTAAGAGCAAAAACTTTTAAGCCTTGGCTAGTAGGAACAGAAAATACACAAATAGGTCAAGAGGTTGAGTGGCAAACTATTTGTTCTGCCTTGGGACCGCCGGGAGGGTCTATTACAAGCTATATTAGATACGGATATGGAATAGATAGATACACAGAAATTATTACTATAGGTACTGATGTTGGACTGATATCTAAAGCTGGATCTTGGTATACCTTAGATTTCATTAAGGATAGTACAACTAAGTTTCAGGGAACAGAAAAAATTCGCCAGTTTTTAATAGAAAACGAAGAAGCATATAATGAACTATATAAACAAATAAACGAAATTCTTGGACATAATAAATAATGGAAGTACAGGATCTTGATGGAAATTGGCACAACTGGAGTTTGCATGGACATATAGCAAAAGGTTCTTTAACTAATAAATCTAGTTTACATTTACGTGCTAGACAAATATTAAAAGAACATTATCCTACTATGCAAATTCTAGAAGAGGTACCTATTACCGTTAGACGTTCTGAAACTTTATATCTAGATTTTTATATTCCATTAATTAAAAAATGCATAGAGGTTCATGGAGAACAACATTATAAGTTTGTTCCTTTTTATCATACTAATAAACTGAACTTCTTAAAATCCAGAAAAAGAGATAAACAAAAACAGGAGTGGTGCTTTCTCAATAATATACAATATATTGAGTTTCCACATTTTGATACAGACAAATGGAAAGACATTATAAATGAAAAAAACAGCTAAAGAAGAATTACAGAACTGGGATAGTATCTTGGACGAATATGAGCATGGTCTCAATATTCCAAAATATGCTGCTAATCCAGACTCATTACCAGAGGATGAACTCAATAATTATCTCACTATGGATAGAAAGTCTTTGGAAAGTCTATCTCCAGAAGATTGTGGACAAATTGCATATAGGTTAGGCCAATATGCTTTTTATATACAAAGAACTATTAATAGAGAAACAGCAAGATATAATTGGGCAGATGAGACGATCAAGGAAGTAATAGCTGATGAATTAAATAATTATAAAGGATATGGCTATGTTGAAAAATCAATTCAGGCTATTAAACACAACGACAAAGCTGAAGCCCTCAATGCTATAAAGAAATACGCTAAACAAAGAACAGATAGATTACTTTATATAGCCACATCAATTAAAAACTTATCTGATATACTATTATCTATTCAACGAAACAAAATCAAAAACTTGAACTAACTTGACAACAACAGCCACGGACAGATTATAATATAATGTCAAAAGAACAAATGATACTCTGCGATCCATCCGCAGAAAGAGCCGTATTAGCGATTCTGTGCCAATATGGTCGAGAATATTACTATGAAGTAGCCGATATCTTGTCGGAGGAAACATTTTATATAGACAGCAATATAGTTCTGTATAAATGTATTAAGAATGTTTTTGAAAAGCAGGAAGTACAAAAACTAGACATAGCATCAATATACTCTGCTGCTAAGAGTCTAGATTTGGACTTTATCTTAAATAAAAAAGAAGAAACTCAGCATCTAAAAGCTATACTAGATTTTCCAGTTAATGCTGCAAATCTTAATTCTTTTACTAGTAAAATTACTAAACTGTCCATTGCTCGTAAGCTTTATAAAAAGCTTGACGAAGTAAAGAAGGGCTTATTAGACGTAAATGGGTCGGAATCTATATCAAAAATTCTAGGTATAGCCGAAGACCCTATTCTCGGTTTTGCTTCATCTCTTAGCGATGGAGATAATAGGCCGGAACTAATTCATCAAAATATTGATGATTATATGGATAATCTGAAAAACAATCCTATAGATCAGGTTGGTATATCCACAGGTTTTCCTGCATATGACTTTGCTATTGGTGGAGGTTTGCGTCGTAGCACCATTAATGTTATCGCTGCAAGACCTAAGACAGGAAAAACATTATTGTCAGATAATATGGGTAGAAATATTGCTAAACTAGGTATACCAGTTTTAAACATGGATACCGAAATGACAAAAAATGACCATATTCATAGATTACTAGCAATGATGACGGAAATAGATATATCAAAAATCGAAACAGGAAAATTTAATGAATCTCCAAACCTAAATACAAAAATAGAAAAAGCTATCTCTGAACTTAAAAGTACTCCAATCTATCACAAGTCTATTGCTGGGAAATCTTTCGATGAGCAAATGAGTATTATGAGAAGATGGATTGTTCAAGAGGTCGGACTGAATGACGATGGGTCTGCCAAGCCGTGTGTCATATTTTATGATTATCTGAAACTAATGGATACTCAGGGCATGTCTCAGGATATGAAAGAATATCAGGTTTTGGGATTCATGATGACATCTCTGCATAATTTTGCTACCAAATATCAGATTCCTATTGTAGCTTTTGTTCAGTTAAATAGGGATGGTATTACGAAAGAAAGCACGGATACCGCGAGCGGATCAGATCGTATTATCTGGTTATGTAGTAATTTTACTATCTTCAAGCGGAAATCTGAAGAAGAGATGGCGGAAGATGGTCCCGATAATGGTAATAGGAAATTATTGCCACTAGTGAGTAGGCACGGAGGAGGATTGGACGATAACGATTACATTAATTGTTATATGAAGGGATGGTGTGCAAAAATTACAGAAGGTAAAACAAGATTGGAGTTAGTCAATGGAAACGGCAGCAACGATGGATTCACCATACAAGAATCAAACTCAGAAGAAATTCCGTTCAATTGATCAGCAGCAACTCAAAGTAATTTGTGATGCTGCCTGTGATAAAATTACGGACCTATTTCATTATTTTAATTTAGAGTATCGTGAGAACTCTAAGTTTTATAGTATGTGTTGTCCTATTCATAAGGGAGACAACCCGTCTGCTCTAAATATATATCATATAGGAGATTCTTATAGAGGTAACTGGAAATGCAGAACTCATCAATGTGAAAAAATATTCAAAGGGTCTATTATTGGATTTATTAGAGGTATTATATCTCAACAAAAATATGATTGGCAAGAAGAAGGGGATGATATAGCTTCGTTTAATGAAGCATTAGAATTTATACAAAAATTTGTCAACATAGATGCTGCTCATCTTTCTGTCGATCCTACTGTCAAAGATAAAAATATGTTCGTGGCTAATATGTCTATTGTTAGCAAAACATCAAAAAATACATCACATCAATATCCAACTAGAGAATCTGTAAGAAATCTCTTAAATATTCCTAGTCCATATTTTTTACAAAGAGGATTTTCAGGTGAAATTTTAGACAAATATGATGTGGGAGACTGTACTGTTGTTGGAAAAGAAATGAATAATAGAGCAGTGGTTCCTATTTATGATACGACACATCAACATATGGTTGGGTGCTCTGGAAGAAGCGTATGCGACAAATGCGACTCATGCGGAGGACACCACAATGCCGATATAAAGTGTGAAATAGGTAGGACATTCAGTAAATGGAGACATAGCAAGGGGTTTGCTACACAAACTTCATTATATAATTTATGGTATGCTAAAGAATATGTTCAAAAAACAGGCTCTATTATCATAGTGGAGAGTCCTGGTAATGTTTGGAAATTAGAAATGGCTGGAATTCATAATGCTGTTGCTATTTATGGATCTTCGATGACAGATAAACAAAAAATGTTATTGGATATTTCTGGTGCTATGAATATATATTTATTATTGGATAACGACGAAGCCGGACATAGCGGCAGAAAAGTAATAGAAAGTAAATGTCATAAAACATATAATATATATAATATACATATCGATACAAACGACGTAGCCGATATGAGTGTGGAACAAATTCAGGAAGTTATAGGAAAACAAATACAATGACAAAAATTATAGGTTTTTCAGGTAAAAAACAATCTGGCAAAAGCAGCTGTGCTAATTTTTTATACGCTAATTTTTTAGCAAATACGAATGCCTTTACTAAGGTAATTATGAATAACTTCGGACAAATAGAAGTTATTAAACCAGATAATTCTCAACATATTGTTGACGTATTTGATTATTATCATCTTCGACCAAATATTGATACTTATATTTTAGATGTTATACAAAAATTGTCTGGATCAATTAAAGTCTATAGTTTTGCAGATATTCTGAAAAAACAAATATGTATCGACATACTAGGATTAACATACGAACAGTGTTACGGCACAGATGAACAAAAAAATACAACGACCGATATGAGCTTAGACGGTCAGTCTCTAACAGCTAGAGAAGTTATGCAAATTGTCGGCACAGACTTTTTTAGAAAAATCAAAGTAGATATTTGGCCAGAATCAACAATAAGAAAAATTTTAATGGACCAACCACAAATTGCTCTTATTAACGACTGTAGATTTCCTAATGAAGTAGCTGCAATCAAAAATCATAATGGCTGTGTTATCAGGCTAACAAGAAATATTTATGGAGATGACTCATCTCATGAATCAGAAAATATTTTGAATCAAGATAGATACGATTGGAATAATTTTAATTATATATTGGATAATAGTAATCTAGATATACTTCAACAGTCAGAACAATTATTTCCAATTTTTATAGAAAACATAAAATGATTATTACTTATTTTCGTAGTTCATCTTTTAATGCTCACTCTATGTGTGAGCAACAATATTTTGGAGAATATGTATTAGGATGGAGAGGTCTTTCAGGTAAAAAAGCAGACAAGGGAACAATTGTACATAAAATTTTAGAGATTCTGG